CTGGATCCTTCTATTAATAACCCCTCTCGTTCAAAGCGTGGTTCATTAATCGCGGCGGTCTGTAGAACACCCGATTTATCGATAAACGTACCAGCAGTTGACCGGGTAATGCCTGCTGATTTTGTTGCCAGCTCCAGCAGCTGGCCCGAGATAGTCAGCGTGTCATACGGCGCAAACCCCGCCAGCAGGCGCAGGTCATCATTAAGCGGCAACCATACGTCAGGGAATGGCGCGGTTTCATAGGGTACAGACGTCAACAGCTGGGCGGCGGCCAAAGATGCTGCGGCACTGCTGGCGCTGCTGGCGGCGTTGTTTTCCGAGGTCTTAGCGTTCTTCTCAGACGTTTTGGCGTTGGTTTCTGAGGTCTTGGCGTTCGTCTCAGATGTTTTTGCGTTCTTCTCAGACGTTGCAGCTGCGGTCTTTGATGAGTTCGCGTTCGTCTCTGAAGTTTTGGCATTCTTTTCTGACGTTGCAGCTGCCGCAGCGCTGGTTCCTGCCGCGTTCGCAGCGGCGATCAGCTTCGTCCAGCTGGGCCCTGTCTTTTTCGAACCGTCGGCCAGAGTTACGGTGACGTCACCGGCACCCGATAAAATCAGGTCCTGGTTGACGATATCAATTTGCGCCTGGCGAAAACCTTCCGTGACGGCTTTGGCTAAATCATCATCAAGTGTGGCCATCGTGATGTCCTTAAAATGAAAAACCCAGCCGGAGCTGGGTTTGATTTGATATACAGGTGTTTTATTAGCGGGAAATTATTCCAGCCGATCTCTGGAGGAATATGTGGTAATCAGCGTTTACTGAGCCAGTACCACCGTTGGGGGTTGATAGCGTATATCGCAATACACTGGTACCAGATCCTGCTGGCACGGAAAAATTCAGGCTGGCTATTTGTAACGTGGATGCTGGTCCGACTGCAGCCTGATAAACAGGGGTATTGTCCACATAAACTGTAAATGTTGCAGTTGAGCCACCTGCAGCGACACGAATTGCAAAAGCTGCAGTAGACGTAATCAATGCCCCCTTAATGGAAGAATATGGGCTTTGTTGTATTGTTGCGAAAGTGCCTGATGGGTTGCTTACACCATTACCCACCGATCCTTTAGACTCACTCGCTCCAATAAGAAAATCACCAACGTCCCCCACAATTTTGTTGGCATACACAGTGCCGCCGAAATAACCATCATTCGACTCGATACGCCCAGAGAAGACCCCATTAGTGGCATAGACTGTTCCTCTGATCGTCACGCTATTGAAATATGCAGATCCGTCCTTACGGATACACCACCCGCGTCCATTCGGGTCCCATGGCCCAATATCATTCCAGTCACTGGAGCTGATCTGGTAACCGATCTTGGCGTTATCGATGGACCCATCCTGGATGAACACCGAGCGCAGAAATACCTGGCCGCCGGTCGCCGCAAACACCAGCTCCTGACCTTTCGTTGTCGGGTTATACACTCCGAACGTATCGGCAGATATCAGGAAGTTTGAGGATCCAGTGGCATCAATGCCCAGCTGAATACCAGCGATGCGTTTGATGCCGTTGGCCTCCACCTGGACTTTAACTCCCCACTGTGCGCTCAGCTTGCCGTTGATATCAGCAACCGCCTGGCTGGTCGTCTGAACATTAGCGTTGGTTTGCCCAATTGACGCTGTGACCTGCTGAATGCTGGTCGCCGTGGCGATCGACAAATCCGCAACCGTCCGGTCAATCCGGGTGATCGCTGCCACGTTGGTCTGGCCGTTGGTTTCAACCGTCGCCGAAAGCGAGGTGATCTGCTCAGCTAGGGCACTGGTCGCATCCGCGGTGGTTTTACGGACATCGGTGATCTCGGCCATCGTTTTCGTTTCACCAACGGCAAAAGTAACGCGCTGATCCGAGAACGCCGTGAAGTTGGCAAGCGCATTGGTGACGTTGCCAACAATACCGGCGTCCCGGCTGGCCGTGTTACCGTCCACGTCAACTTTCAGGCTGTCGATACGGCGGCCGAGCGCGCTGTCACCATCCGTACGGGCCGTGGTTTCCGTGCTGATATCCGCCGTGTTTTTGTCGGTCGTGGCCTTAACGGCTGCCAGTGCGGTGGTCTGCGCCTTATTATTATCAGCAACGGCTTTGGTGACCGTAGTGATATCAGCGGTGTTTTTGCCGACGGTAACCTGCAGTCCCGAAAGCGTGGTGGCCTGAGCCCCCTGCTCAGTTGTCAGCGTCGCCAGCTCCTGTGTAACGGAAGCCTGGTTAGCATTAACGGTCGATTCCAGTTTCTTCCGCTCCGTCACCTCCGCTTCCTGCGCCGTGATGCGCGCCTGGCGTTCGGTGTACAGCAGACCCGATGCCAGTTTTGACGGATCGTCACCAGTATAGCCGCCCCGGATCTGAGTCGCCAGCGTCTCGCGCGCTGTAGCTTCCGCCTGGTCGCCGGTAACACGGGCTGTCGCTTCCTGCTGCAACGCCGCCATCCCGGCCCCAGGCGTTGGCCGCCCGACCGCTACCCAGTCAATCAGGTAATAGTTGGTCGCGTCCTGTTTAGTGGACAGATCCAGTCTGAACTGATTCATCGTGGTTTCGGTCAGCCAGGGGATGTTGTCGAACTCCACCGTGGCGATACCGTTGGCGTCATAGGCAGGCTCGGCGACGGTGATCATGTTGGTGTCGTTGAAACCACCCGTACCACGCCACCGCAACTGCCCCGTCCAGCCCGGGACACCGACTTTCCTGATGCGGAGTTTGATAAAGCGATAGGACGAGGAGTTGATAGCCAGTGCTCCCGGCGATGCCACCCACGGATCGGTGGCATGGTTCGCCGGGCGAATCCACCCGTCAACGATTGTGGGAGTTCCGTTCCCGGTCCACCCCTCTACCGTCGAATCGAAGTACCAGATTTTCGCCGGGTCGAACTGCGAGCCGGTACCCGCGGAAATCTGCGCGATCTGCTGCGCCAGCGAGTCAGAGGTGGTCTGAATCGTCTGGTTGACGTTGCTGATATCCGCGACGCGCTCGTTCTTCTCGGTCAGCAGCGCCTGCCCGCGGGCCGTTGCCTCGTTGGTGATGGCTTTCTTACGGTCAGTGACTTCCTGCGCCAGGCCCGCTTTCGTTGCCGCCGATTCCGTCGTCACTGTCTTGATGTCGTCACGCGCTGACTGGATATCGTCGCCCAGATCCGTGATTTCCGAAACAAGGTCCTTATAAGCGTCGGTCTGTTTGATCTGATTATCGATATCAACCAGGTAATCCGCGGCAACCGAGCTGCTGCTGCCCTGAATGAAGTCAGTCCAGGCAGACTGGTTGCCGGTGCGATCAACAAGCCGCGCCCGGTACCAGAACCCTACCCCTGCTTTCAGGCCCAACTGCTGGTAAATTTGCTGGGGATACGGCACGCCAGCCAACAGCATAGGGTTCGCACCGGTTGATACCGTGGAATACTGAATTTCTGTCTGCAGCGTATCGCCAGTGCCCGCAGGGAAATCCCAGTCCAGCTGCACGCCCCACAGCAATGGCGTGGTACGGAAATTAACTGGCTTTGGAACATCGCCCACCCGGCCTTTGAGATGAGTCAGCGTTGACGTTGCCCACAGGCTGGAGGCCCCGCCTGAGTTTATCGCCCGGACCCGTACGAGGTAATCACCTTCAAAAATGCCGGGCACCTCAATATTGCGAAGGCCAGTCTGAGGGACGTTTACCCACTCGCTATCATTCCGGCGCCACTGAGCCTGATAGGCGATCACATCGGCCTGCGGCTTACCGGCTTTATCCAGCGGTACATCCCAGGATGCAGTCAGCGTCGCTATGCGCTGCCCCTGACGCACAGACTCGTAACTCGACACCACGACATTGCCGGGCTGTGAGACAACCCCCGTGGGGATGAGGCTGATCGGCGGGATATCCAGACGCGCGTTATGGTCAACGGCATCATATTTGGATGCGTTGTATTCCGCGCCGGTGATGGAATAGGTGTTCTCCTCATCGTTAAAGGTCAGGTTCGTGACGCGGAAATACTGTAGGCGCAGCTGCCCTGCATCGATAACGAATACGGCGTTTGGCGCTGGCGCTGCTGTGAACGGCGTGGCCACGATCAGCTGCGTGCCATTGACCGCCTGTATAACCCGGCTTTCCACAATGCCGCCATGGGTGCGGATCATCAGTGTGTCACCCGCGACGGCGCTGGTACCGCGATCGGTTGTTACCGCCTTAAGCCCAGCGTTGTAGTCAATGACGCGCCCACCATAGACCCGGCCTGAGACGCGCTCGTCAGCGAAGGCAAAGACGGTGCCTGGCACATAGGCGAATCCATCCAGCCCGGTCTGCAGCGTAATGATGCGGTCCAGTGAGTTAGAATAAACCGCCCATCCGCCACGGCGCTGCGCCTCGCTCTCGCGGGTACAGCCGATGGCCGTGAGCTGGGTCTGCTTGAATTTGAACTGCTTCACCAGCTCAGGAAACATTACTGCGGTGGTGCGGTCCTGATAATGGTTATCCGGGTCGCTGAAGTTAATCAGCGCGCTCGAGAATCGCGTCTTTTCGCTGCCGCTGGAATATGTTGGCTTGCCGACGACCGATGCACGGGTCAGGATCTGCAGCTTCGAGGTGTCTGCCGGCATATCAGAGACAACATTGAACATGTTGTTGCCCCAGAACGTCATGCCGTTGAAGCCAGCAGCGATATCCTTGATAACCTGCCAGGCGTCGGCCTGCGACTGGATATAGACGTCAAACATGAATCGCGGCTCTGTGCCGGTACCGCCCTTCCCGTCCGGTACTTTCTGGTCACAGCGCTGGGCAATGCGGTAGAGCTCCCATTTATCGAGCATATCCACCGTTACCCGGCGACCCAGGCCGAAGCGTGGCTCTGTCAGGACATCAAACCAGATCCACGCCGGGTTGTTGGTCCAGCCCCATTTGAAGGTGCCGTCCCATGTGCCGCTGTACGTCCGCGCAACAGGATCGTAGTTCTGCGGGATGCGGATCACCCGGCCTTTCGGCTTACAGGATATTTTCGGGATATTGCTAAATGCTTTGGCATTGAATGACACATACAGCAGCGCGGTATGCGGGTAGCGCAGGCGGGCGTCGATGACCTCGGTGATGGCCTGCACCTGCGTTTTGTTCTGCAGCATCTGGCTGGCGCTGTCGGCAGTATCGCGGACCACACGGATCTGCCAGCCAGTGGTGGCTTTGGGCAGATTGATGCGGTGCGTCAATTCGTACAGTGAACTGAGCTTTTCCGTTACCGTTTTGGTGAGCACTGTCTGGTATGCCCCGCCATCAACCGCAACGTCGATGTGATACGTGACGGTGGTGCCCACGATATCGCCGTCCTTCTCCTGCTGCTGAAGCCCGGTGATGCCAATGCGCACCAGTACCGCATCAATCTGAGTATTGCTGATAGCTCGGGTCCAGGGAGTAGCCTTCGTCAGCGATACACCGATGCTGGTCTCGTTCTCCACAGCAGGAAAGCCGGGGATCGGCGTCTGCGTCTGCGTGCCCGGGCGAAAATCCCAGGAGACGTTCTCAAAGTTCATCGAGCCGTCGGCGTTGCCCAGCGGCGTGCCGTCCAGGAAAATCCGGGTCGCATCCAGCCCACCTGCAAACTCGCCTTCACCTAGCGCCAGCAGCATACGGCAACGCGCCATAGATTGGGCTGAATCAGGCTGTTCCACGGGCGTGTGCTGCTTCTGGCTGCCACCCTTTGCACCAGTAATCGTTGCCATATTGCATCCATAAAAAAAGCACCCGAGTGGGTGCTAATTGAAGAGTGAGAAGCTGTCAGATGTCCTCTGCCACAATCCCTGCTGAAATAATGGCGCCGCCTATCTCGCGCTCGCCATACAGCAGTGCGACCGGGTTGCCCATTGCCAGGGTATTAACGGCGCCGCCAAAGGCATAACTGGGCTTGTTATCGGGGTCATCGCGTCCCTGGAGGCCTTTAGGCTGCGGTGAGAGCATCTGGTAAATGCCGCCGGCCATCATGCTGGCACCACCGATAAGTAACGAAGGCGCGAATGCCTGTCCGCCTGGTATGAACGAGGCAACCACTCCAGCAACCACCATGACTGCCCCAAGGATCGTCTGGAACATACCCGCTTTTTTTGCCCCCTCCATCACTGGTGCAATTCGAATATCGCTATCCCCGGTCAGATCCCTGAAGTCATCCGCACCGATGTTGCGTTTGCCACGAAACACCGCGAACGTCATGCCATTCTTTTTGGCGTTCAGGAGATAGCTTTCCAGCCCGTCGAGATTGATGCATAGCGCCTTTACAGCCTCTGCTGAAGTCTGGACCGCCAGCCTGTGAACGCGGCCAAACCGGGCCCCCAGGGCGCCATACAGTCGAATAGTGGTTAAACGCGCCATGGTTGAATCTCCTGCTGCAGGTCTTTGTGACGGACGCAGATCATGGTCCGGTCTTTGAAGTAACCGCGGGCGTACGGAGTGACGCATGAAGGCTGACCGTAAAGATGGTGCAGCAGCTCGCCTTCTTCGGTGATGATCCCCGCGTGGTTCCACTTGGCAGACTCCACCTGCATGATGACCATGCAGCCGGACGCCGGGTCACATTCGACAAACCCTTCCTGCTCCCAGTTATCGAAATACAGGTTGTCCGGATACAGGCTTTCCCACCATGGGTAATCCACGCGGAAATCGTTAAGCGTCACGCCCTGGATGGCGTGCCAGTCCATGACCAGCCCCCAGCAGTCGTGCGAGCCCAGAATGAACGGGCGGCCAATCAGCGGGATGGCATCCGGTGTTACCTCTGCATACTCATCGCAGTCGGGCGCGTAGATACCCCAAACCACGCCAGAGTTATTGCACTGCTGGCGATCGAGGTCTGAGGGTATAGGTCGTGCGCCGTCGCCCGGGTGGGAATGGATAACGCGGACAATCGTTCCGGCATCCTCAGCATTCGCCCAGTGCTCGCCGTCGATTCGGAAATGCTCTGTGGGGTTTTCGTGGCTATTCGGTACCGGGATGTAACGCTGACGCCGCCCTGACTGGATGACGAAGCCGCAGCACTCGCGCGGGGATTCCTCCAGCGCATGCGCGCGGATCGCCGCCATAATGGTTTTGTTCATTGGTATGTCCGGTTATCGGGAGAAGAGAACGGTTGCCGGGAAGCCGCCAAAATCGAGGTTTGCTGCGTTAGGCTCTGCCAGTCCGGCGCCAAACCGCTTACGGCAGTCACTGAGGCAGCCGCCGCACACGTCCAGCGCCGGGTCAGCAACCGCATTACCCTTCGCATCAAAATATGCCGTGCCGTTGTAGGTACAGCCGTCGCCGCTGCGGTACTGGCCGCGCAGCGCCCACTCGCAAAGCGAGGTGATTTGCCGGGTGGGGATCACCAGTCCCTGTAGGTCTGCCGGGCTGCTCATTGCCCAAGATGCGACTTCGTCGTCTTCCGCAGTTTTGGTGTCGAGCCAGAACGTCTGCAGAGAGAACATCGTCGGATTGGCTGTCGGGTTTATGCCGCCCGGGAAGTTCACCGCATCGAGATAGACGGCATAGGTGTCGATGATGCTCACCTTTGCATTCACCATATCTTTGAACTGAAGGCACAGCGCGGTGATATGCCCGTCAAGGTTTGACGTGCTGAATGAAGGCTCTGCAGCCTGATCGGTCGAGAGGGATAGCCCGCTCATCTGGAAAGGCCAGAACTCATAAGCGTTGCCATCCCAGATTATGGGCTTCGGTCCCAGCTTCGACTCGTCGCCTTTCGCCGCGTCAATCTCGTCAGGCGAGTGAGGAAACGGACTGTAATGAAAGCGGTGGATCCCGCCACTGAACTCGGATGCGTCCACTTCGACCAGGCGGACCCTGCCACCCGGTGCCAGCATCGCCGCCTGATCGACAAGTGCCATTATGCGTATACCCCGTAGGCCCGTTTGATGGTGAAGGTCAACTCAGAGAATTTGCTGTTCAGTTGGTTTTTACGCACGGAGTTAACGACAACACGGTACAGCCCCTTCACCTCGCCGGGTGGTGTGATAATGAAGGCCTTAACGGTATGGGCCAGCAGGAAGTCGCGGATCGCGTTTACTTCCGCCTCAGTCCCAGTGTGCTTCATCGGCACCTGAATGGCCGTGGAGTTGATGCCGTTCTCGGCCACCTGTTCATAACCATCGCCAAACTGAGCCGATCGCACCGTCTGACCATACTCGACAGGCCCGGCACCGAGCTGCGAACGCCAGTTGTAGGTTTCAACTGCCATATTTGCTCCATAAAAAAACCCGCAGTTAAGCGGGTTGAGTATTAACTGTGAAATATTCGAAATCAGTTAGAACAGCTTGCGGAGGTCTACGCCATATACTGCAATCCACGCGGCACGAGGCCAAGACTTCACAGTGCCAAAACGCGGATCTTCAACTTCATGCGGTTCAGCGTCATTCTCTTTGCACCATTTGCGCAGCGGCTGCCATTTGAATTTCTGGCCAAGCTTCTTCTCCACAGGGATGATGGCAGCATAGCTTTTGCTCTCCCCAAGACGCTCCGCCAGTTTGTTTTTGGCGCGAACAGCGGCAGAGGCTGTTGCCATTGCAGTGACTTCACGCTTCTCAGAGATCCAGCGCTTCTCTTTGACGGCACGATCACGCTGTTCAGCAATGATGCGGTTCTCTTTCACTTTCGCCAGAAGGTCCTCCAGAGCAGCTTCATAGGTAAGCGGGATCGCTGAAACTGGTGCGGGTCGGAAATACGAATCCTCTAAGCGCTCGAAGAAAGACCAAGCCTCGTCAGTGTCGACAATCTTGGACATACGTGCCGCGCCTTTCTCCGTCCATAAAGTTAGAGTGCGTACTTTAGTGGAGATTTGTGAGCCACTGACAGTGGCCCGCAGATTTTTGAGATCCGCACCAGTCACCATGAAGTAGTGCTTTCCCTCTTCAAAGCGCTCTAAGTTTCGCGAAAGATTCATGCGAATATTTTTCTCTTCGCAACCATAGCCCGAAGCCAGTGCCTCAGTAGTAACGACTCGCAGACCAGCCCATTCAATTACCGGAAAGGTCTGGGGATCGACATTACGTTCCTGAACTGCTAAATTTAATCCAGTCATATACGCTCCTATACGTAATTAGACTTCAGTGGACCGCCAGTTGCAGCTGGCGGTTTTTCTTTTTGCACTAATGCAAGCCCTGTAAAACACTCATTAAACTCTTGGCTACCTCCTGCTCTCTGGCCACGATCCAGCCCTTCTGCCGGGCCAGTCCTAAAAATCCCTCGAAGGTCATTGCAACAACTCCTTGTGGCAATGGCATTGAACTGATCACGCGGCCACGTTCATCCATATACAGCATCACACGCTGATGAAACTCAGGCATTGCGCTAATTTGTGAGTCCTTATGAACTTCACAATCCAGGAGATCTAACACCCAACGGCGAAAATCTTTAGCCATAGGGGTGGAGGCAAACATGCCTACAAGATGTGCTCCGCGAAGCGAGAAAACACGCACAGGGATCTCAACTACTCCTGTTTTTCTAACGACACTCATTTTGAGGGTCGTTGACATACTTTCGGTAAATTCATCATGGTACCGGCTATAAATCTGCGTGACGGCATCAGACTTTTTGTATCCCAGTGCTGCGGCTAACTCAGAAGATGTCAGCCATAGCGCACCATCATGCTCAACAGGATGAAATGCTGTTGTATGGAAAGTTAATTCGTTGTTCTGTACACTGTTCATGTCGATATTTCCTTTGCCGGATCTGTTCGATACCGAAGCCCTGACTGTTAGCGCAGTCAGGGCTTCAATGTTTTTATGCTTGAGCACTTTTCTCACCTGCCAATCCGTAAACCTTTCTCAGCTGATAAATCAGCTCAGTATTAAACTGCCGGCATTCGTCTTCCCCATTCTTCTCGATCGCCTTACGCACGTCCTCTGGAAAGCGAACCTTACGCTGATACATGTCTTTTGCTTTTTCCACAGATAACCTCCATACGCCCCACCGTGGGGCATATGCAAAGTGTCACACCGTGCGTCATTGCTGTCAACCCCACCGTGGGGCATAATTTACATATTGTGAATATTTCTAGATGGAGTGACCGACATGAGCAGAGAAGACCCTCAACTTAGAATTAGACTTCCCGCTGAACTAAAACAAAAGATTGAAGATTTTTCTAAAGCAAATGGTCGCTCAATGAATGCTGAAATAGTTAAGCGACTAGAGGCAAGCTTCTTAGGTGAAATTCCTGAAGACGAGGTCATTTCAGCAAGCCAAGCGCTTCAAATAGCAAGCATCGCAAAAGATGAAATATCCAATATAATTTTCAAAAGAACATTTGCTGAAATAAATGAAAAAGCCCGCATGGGACATAGAAATTTTTGCATAAGTTTCAACGATCTTGAACTAGATGAGATAAGTGAAGATGATTTTTATCATGTGCTTGATAGAACATTAAAAAAACTTGATGAACTAGGCTACATCGTTCCAGAAAAGTCCATAGACGGCAGTGGTTTTCTGGTTGACATACCCGAAAATGAAGTTAAAAAATCGCTCTAAAACCTAAAGCACTTGTTAGGAATGAAACCTTTTCACCAAAATAAGAACAAGGATAAGGAATGAGTAAATTTAACCGTGATTTGCAAAGGGAAATATTATCTTTAGCTATTGATACTTATCCAGCTCAAATTGGCCATAGACATTCTACAATACCTGATAAATATGTACTGATAAAAAGTGCAGAAACCGATTTTTTACTTGTTAATATATATTATTTGCACGAGCATAAATTAATACATTTTGATGAAAACGGGTATCGCCGCCTGAAAATGCCTGAATTTTATTTTGTAAAGGCAACCGCTACAGGCATTGATTTTATGCAACAGGATGGCGGTCTTTCGGCCATCCTCAATATAACTACTATCAAGTTCCACCGTGACGCTGTCATAGTGCTGGAAGACCTTATTGCCTTATCTAATCTAAACGATACAGACAAGGAAAAAGCGAAATCAGTTTTAGGCGAACTCTCAACAGATGCCCTAAAAACTGTAGTTCAAACAGCAACGACTGCTGGTTTGGCCATGCTTATTAAATAACAGTTAACTGCAAGGTTGCTACTTTGCCTCGATGCAAGTGATCAGTCCGCCCATTTGATCATAAGGCGTTGGGCGACAAAAAAGCCCCGCGTTAGCGAGGCCGAGTTCGGTTGAGATAGATTGTCAGGCCAGCAACCCCGCTAGCCGGTTGGTTAGTTCGTCGCGATGCATAACCACCATTCCTCTGCTTTTAGCAAAATCAAAGAAGCCGTTGATGCTCATCACTACCTGATCATCCTGTAATGGCATGCTGCTCTGGACGGCACCAAATTCATCTAGATAAAGCAGGACGCGATTTGGACTGCGCGGCGGAGTTATTACTGGAACTGGGGTGAGTATCGGCTCACGCGGCAGCAACTCTCCTTCCAATGCCAATTTGTGGACATATTCCACTGCCAGAGGTAACTGCTCCATCGCCAGGTCTTCGATGCTGTCCACTTTGAAGTATTGGTGGATCATTGCGTAAGCCTCCGGGTAAAGCAGGTGCTTTTTACTCACTAGCATATTGACCGCATCTCTTAATGGCGTGCGATCGTCAGAGGTTGTCTTGTTTTTTGAGTTTGTCGCTTTACGCGGATTGGTTACCTGCCCTTTCGTCCAGTATTCGAAAAGAACATCATCGCACTCCTCCTGGTAGCGGATCACGCGATCACGGATCTCCAGTTTTACCTTGTTCGGGCTGATGGTATTCAGCCAAGCGGCAAGTTTGCGGAGCGCGAGACAAAGCATCTTCTGAACGCCCCCAGCGGTAGGGATTGTGATTTCCACAACCCCTTTAGCAAAGCGGGATTTGAGCTTCGTGAACTGCGATGCCCAGTCCATTCCCATGCCATCAATAATTGGGCGCATCGGGGTGAACGGCTCGCCGTTGTGGTTCACGACATAGAGCTCAGAGCCATGAAAAGGCACGTTGATGGTCGAAACTGCTGTTGCTATACTGTTCATAGTTGGTTTCTCATAAGTTGCTGACAAATTAGAAGCCTCGAAGGTTGCCGCCTTTGGGGCTTCGCTGTTTTTACTGCCCACCGACACGATCCTCGCGCAGACTTTTTGCTAAACGCTGCACAATCGCAGAGTTAATCGAAATCCCATCCATCTCAGCCATCCTGCGGATCTGATCTTTCATATCTTCAGGAAGGCGAAGCTGAAAGCTCTGGGTTTTGCGCTGCGTGTAAAATGTATCCATAGATAACCCCTTTTTTTGATGTCACCGTGACATGATATCACTGTGACTCAATTTACTGATGATGTCAACGTGATAGTATCGCCCTATGTTCCTAGGTTTATAGCTTTATAGCTTGATAGCTTTATAGCTTTATATCTTTGCTGTGGAGGCTTAATGACTGAGAAACAGGTCCGCGATTACGACAAGTTTATGCTCCGATTCCCAGACGGGATGCGGGATGCCATCGCTGAGCGAGCAAAGCAGAACGGCAGATCTATGAACTCAGAAATTGTGCAGATACTTCAGGACGCACTGGATGGACGCCTCGAGAAACTGGAAGAAGTCATTCATAAATACGGTAGTCGCGTTAATCCCATTTCCGAATTAGATGACGTTGAAAAGGTTTATAGGGAGGTAATCTCTTCTGACCCTGAAAATCTTTCACCCCAAGATTTTGACAAAAACAACGAAAAAATTGATTGGTTGGTCGAACAGTTCATGGATCGAATCAGGGAAGATACCAGCAGATTCCAATCAATGCTTAAATTTAAATCAGCTTTGTGGGCTGATGCATCTAACGAAAATAACAAAAAATAGTTAGTCGCCAATTGATAGCTCTACACCATCGCAGCATCTTGCGATAGAAAATCTAATGAACCGGATTTGGCTGTTAATTTTAGCTATCATCATCTGCGGTGGGATGGCGCAGGATTACATGGGTAGAAAAGCAGCGGAGCGAGTAACTACAATCAGGCAATAATATGTGACTTGGCATGGTTGCCAAAATATGTAAGCCCACCTGAGTGGGCTCCAAGCATAAGCCCGCTCGGGGCTTGATGGTTCGGTTACGATTAAATCACATGTTTTTGTAATATCCGACCTTCGAATCGAAATCCTGTTTTGCAAGAGGTGTTTGGCTTGTCACATAGGCTTCCCATGAGCTGTAGGCATTGATAAGCGCATGCTTCTCATCGGCATTTGTCGTAGTTACCTTCATAGCCTCAAACACGCCTGACGCGTTTCCTTTGCGTTTATCTTTCCTTTTAGCTCCGCATGTCGATATCGCATCGGCTACAGAATCATTCCACCCAACTAACTGCAGGATCTCCAACCTCTTTTGAATCACGAACTGATCCGCTGATGCGTTCCGTGCCTGAGTCAAAAGATACTCAGAAAACTCGCTTTTGTTTTTTGGCTGCTGGGATGGAAACTCTATATTCACATCACATTTTGACAGTTCATCATACTTGGCTTGTTTTTGAGTATCACTGACAGAGCCGGTGCCTGCGCACGCAGAAAGCGCCATCGCTAACGTCATAGTCTTAAAGACCTTTTTCATTATCATCCCCTGATTAGTATGGTTTTGAGCATAATAACCAGGGGATGCCGTGGTGTAACCAGGTGCGGTTGATATTACTGTCTCAGGATCAAAGTTAGGCCATTACTTTGTCTGGAACTGCCTGCCAAGTAATCCATCGCTTCGGGCGGCTCTCGCCAGGATCTCAGTCACCTTGGCTTCGATTTCCTTTCCTAAAGCCCTGGCAGCGGCATTACCATCTCCAGAAGTATTTGATGATGTATTGCCCTTGTTGTCGACGTAGATATCAATATTTACCTGCGACTGCCCCCCGTTCCCACCCTGCGCCCTGACACCCAAGCGGCCAGCTGAGTCGCGCGTCAAAGGCATAATCGCCTCAGGCCCCGCCTCGCCAAATACACCGCCCTTGGCAAACTTGGATGCACCTTGGAACGCGAAGTACTGAGGGGTGTCGTAGACTCCATTCACATATTTACTGAGGCCCGACGACTCATACACACCGCCTTTAGCATTTGGGGCATACGACGGAACGGCAAATGACTGTCCGCCCCCAGCTGAGGACGCTGAACCACCACTTATCCACCCCATCGCCGCCTGAACTGCATAAGCCACCATCAAACGGTTTACGACTTCAGCGATCATCTTCAGCATCGACATACCGAATGCCTTAATGGACGCCTTGCCGGTCGTCATGAGATCGGTAAGCATGTCGGATAGTCCGGTGAGCGCAGATCCAGCAACGTTCTTCACCGCACTATAGGTGTCAGTTGCTGCCTCAAGATATTCATTCCAGCCGCTTAATGCGCCAGCCTTCCAGTCGCCGCGCAGCTTATCTTCCTCAGCATAATAATTCCGAAGCGCTGCTAGCTCTTTCTCATAGCCTGTGTCTTCCAGTTTTCCGCCGCCGTTCAGCCACCCCTGTCGTAACTGCGCCTCCTCGGTCATTCGCTGGGCCATGCGGCTACTCAAGCCAGACCCGCTCCTTAGAGCCTCTGACTTCTCGGACATCTGGGTGACGTACTTATTAGCCTGCTGTGCCAGGCCGTTAATCTTCTGCTGGGCCTCTACTTCCTTGTTCTTCTGATCCACCACCTTAGCGGCGTTCAGAATGGCCTCGCGGCTCGACAGGAGGGACTTCTCCTGCGCGGTAAGAGCGCGACTTTTGGCGGCCTCGTCCAGCTCAGCAAAGCGGGATTGCTGTTTACTGAACTCGGTATTTTTGGCGTGGGTTTCACCGGTCTGCCGCAGAGTTTCCAGGGTCTCCGTTAAGGTTCTGGCCTGGGCGCGGTAGTTTTCCAGGGTGCGATCGCCAGCATCCAGCGTGGCCTTTGCTTCTCGGGTCTTTTTGGAAGAGTCCTCAGCAAGTTTCGATACCGCATCCCTCAATGCTCGGCTCGATCCACCCTCTCCTTTAACGTTTACACCTCGCGCTTCGGCTTCATAGCTTGCCTGTGCATTGGGGGCAGTAACGCGCTTCCATAGTTCGTCGTAACGCTTTTTATTCGCCGCGATCTCTTTGTCAGCTTCAGCCCCGGCCTTTTTCATGGCCTCGACATCCATGCCGAGGAACTCCGTTACTGCGCCACCACCGGGTATTTTTTCAGCCCACCCGGCAATGGTCCCAGTGAACTTGGCATCCAGTGAGGTGATATTGAGGAACAGGTCCTTAATCGAGGCTCTAACCAGATCGAAAATATCGATCACCTGATTTCCCCAGGCGCGGACAGTAATGCCAATATCACTGAAGTTGTCAGAAGCACTCTTCTTAAGGGTTTCCCACACTTTGTTGATATTGTCGGTCGCTTTAATGGTTTCCTCGGCGCGTTTAGTCATGACATCGGCATACAGCTGGATGGCATCAGCCACCGCAGCCTCTTCACCCTTTTGCTTACGCAGCTGGATGATGTGCTTCATCATAGCTTCGTCGACAAAGCCATATTGCTCATTCAGGCTGGCCAGCCCTTTCACCGGGTCGCTGACAATCTTGCCAAAGTCGGCCATCGCCGTTTTGGTATCGTTGCCTGCCTTGCCCATCAGGGTGATGGACGTGGCGATCTGCTTCATCTGGCTGACGGTATATTTGCCAGTGTCATTCAGCGCAACTAGGGTATCGACCGTCGAGCTGACCGAGGTGTTCGTCTTGCCCGCCACCTCTTCAGCGGCCTGGTTGAGCTGCTGCATTGAGGCGAAACCAGCACCGCCCATCATGATGACAGACCGTGCCACTTGATCGAACTGTTCAGACGAACTGTACGCGGCTGCAGCCAGCAGGCCGATGATTCCTACCAGACCGCCTAGGGCAATCGTGGTTGGGTTAATCATCCCGGCCATGCTGCGGATGTATTCACCTACGCCCGTCAGCGCCCCCTGGACGCCGCCAAACTGGTCTTTAATCTGCCCGCCCTGCTGGAGCAGGATCAGGAACGGAGACTGCCCACCAGCCAGCTGCGTGGCGATGTCGGTGAACTGAGCCGGCAGCGTGCGCATGGCCGCGCTGTACTGGCCCACGGAGATCCCCGCACGACGGGCCGCCGCCTCCTGACGAGATAATGCCTCAGGCAGCACGTCAGCCACGCCAGAGAGCCGCTCACGCGTCTGGTTGAGGATGGTGTTGAAGTGATCAAACTGCGCGCTGTTGATGCGTCCTGATTCGAAGTGCGCCACCAGCTGCGCGTGCTGTTCATCCAGCGAATTGAACGCGCGGATCGTGGGGTCGATGGAGCCCAGCAGGTTCTTCAGTGCGGCAGATTGCTTTTCGGCAGCCTGGGTGGCGGCCAGTTCGGCCTGGGCCCGCGCTGCTGCCTCGCCGGTATCTGTCAGCTTTAGTCGGGTGTCATCCAGGATCTTGTTATAGGCCTGGAATGTATCGGTATCCAGAAAGCCCTTAGTCTGGAAATTACGCAGCGCAGCCTGCTGTTCATCCAGTCGGTTCAGTGCCTTGGTGACCGGGTCGATGTTCTCCAGCAGGCCTTTAAGCGCGGTCTGCTGCTCTTTGAGGCCTTCGCTGCCCTGCTTCGCAGACTCAGCGCCAGCGCGGAATACGCTGTTAAGGTCATCGGCTTTACCTACGGCTCCCGCCGCGGCTTCACCGAGTTTATCCAGTTCATTGCTGGCCGTTTTCAGATCGGATACGTCAGCACGCAATGTGATCGAAGCGATTTGGTCACTCATCAGGCCGTCTCCTTATGCATCACTTTGAGAGCCTCGCTTTCCATGATTCGAATATCAGCCATGCAGGCCGCCGCATCCTCAACCCCGTGCAACTGAAACACCCAGGGGAGAACGTTGTAATCAAGACCGGTCGCACCGCTCGCGCCGACGCGCCATTGGGTCGCCAGCGTGGAGAAGACGGTAAAGGCCTCCCATATGGATGGCAGGATCCCCACCTCTTCCTCCACGTCCTCAGGCGTTAAACCAAAAGCGGCTAACTCCGCGAGCGTCGGTCCCGGTGTATACATCGCTGCGGCGACCTGCCTCAGTTTTTTTCGCGGATGCCCATCAGCTCTTTGGTGTAGGCCAGGCCGATGCTGTCGAATGCGCGCGGATAGTTCTGCAGGAGGACGATCACGTTATCGCGGGTGAACTCATCCGGCAGCGCCCAGCCTTCGACGATTTCCATCAGATAGTCGGCCTGCGGTGCGATAGGGGCTTTTTTGCCATCGGCCTTTTTTTGCAGTTGTTCGTCCAGCGAGCGCAGCTCTTCAAGCGTTTTATGGCGGAAGGTGAAGGTCAGTTTGCCGTCTTCTTTCCCGGCTTGTGGGATGCTGGCAGTAGCGGAAAAAGTCGGATTCGGGATCAGGGTGAATTGGGTCATTGATTCATCTCAGAATGGCCCAGCGAGCCGGGCATTATTGGTTAGCTGATCGTGACGGTGCACGCAGCAGAGGTAAGCGTCTTGCCTGCGGCATCGGTGACTTCACAGGTGTAGGAACCAGCATCGCCGGATGCGACCGTCGGGATATTAAACGTCGAGGCCGTTTTGCCCGGGATAGCGGTACCGCCTTTCTTCCACACGTACGTGTAAGGCGCGGAACCGCCCTGCATAACCACAGCCAGATCCAGCGCAGCGCCAACCGCCAGGGCTTTGGTGGCTGGCAGGTCAGTCAGGAACGCCAGCGGCACAGCCGAGGAATCAGCGATCGGGTAAATCTGCATATCCGATTCGAAGTTCATGCGCGCTTCGTTGCTTTCCACGGCGTTGATTTCAGTACGCGGGACGCGCTGGAAGGATACCTTGGCGGAATAGTAACGATCCGCTTTGCCGCGCGGGTTGTGGAACCACACCGCAGTGGTATCGCTGGAGTCATCCAGGTCAATCAGACGCTTGTAGATCGCCAGCAGCGGGTCGTGAGCAAAGGTATAGACCTGAATCACCGCGTTTTTGAACGTCGGGATGGTACGGGCCTTATCATCCTCCAGGAACTGGATGGAGGTAGTCTGCTGGTCGCCGCCCTCAGTGGACAGCGTCATAACCTGCGGCATGGTGATCCACGAGTCGACTTTGCGCAGCGTTCCCGCGCCGGTGCCCGCAGGGAATTTCTTGGTGTCGGTGGTATCGAAGGCTTCCAGCACAATTTTATTGCTGGTCACGGACTTAACGCGCAGCACCATGTTATCGAGCTTCAGCCAGCCAGAGCTTACCTGAACGACATCACCCGCGAGGATCCCGGCAGCTGAGGCAACGGTCAGTTCGCATTCCGTCGCGTTGGAGGCTGCAGTGAAGACAATCGGCGCAAGATAGGCCTTGGCCACGTTCACACGTGACCCGTTAGGGATTGCGAATGCCATTGCATTCTCCTGAATTGAGGTAATAAAAAACCCGCCGGGCGGCGGGTCAGTAATCAGCGCGATACTGCATGCTGACGGGGGTGGTATAGGTAATGGAGCCACTACTGCCGTTTGGAGCTGACGTTGGGCGATCCTGTATTGGCGATCGCACCTGCGGTGGACCGTTGATGTACACGATCAGGTCACCATCCACCAGCGGCAGACCTTCGGGAAAGGCATCGGCAATAGACTTTGCCAGCCCTCGGGCCAAGGTCACACCGCTGCCTGCAGGAGCGATGATGTTGAGCTGAAGAATGCCCTGGTACGTACGCAACTGACCTTCCAGGTCCTGCCCCACGGTTTGCGCCGGCAGAACATAAACACGCCCGTATGGCGAATTATCAGGGGGGGTGAACGCGATGTTCGGCCAGGCCACTGGCAGCCCAAGCGAGGAGCAGATAACCGCGATACGACCTTCCAGCAGTTCAGCGATCCGTATTGACTGGTCACCGGACATTGCGCACCTCGCTCATTGCCTCGCGGAACAGCTGCGCGGCGTCCAGCGCGGTGATGCCCACCATGCCACCGGGGGCCTGACCGGAGTGCCCGTTCTCCAGCGCCTGTGCATACGGCAGGTTATTGGTGAAGAAAATCGAGCTGACCTGCCCTACCCGGAACACCTCGAGCACCGCCAGGCCGCGTGAGTTTGAACCTTGGCCGGAAGCGTCCGGTGTATCGTTGGATTGGGTCGGCTGGCTGTCAAAGCCCACATACCAGTTGTTTTTGAACCGCCCGCCGACATAGCCGTCTGGCTTTTTGATGTCCATTGAGTCATTGACGCGCAGGCCGCGCTTCAGTCGTCCTGCTTTGGTCAGGTTGGCAGGATCATCACGCAGGGTCGCGTTATGCTCCCGCACCGCAGTGTTGTACGCCGTCACAGTCTGGTTGACCTGCCAGATATCCGGTTGGCCCACCGGGGATATTTCGACCAGGCGCCCAAGGATTTTAATACCCGTCCGGCGCACTACCTCGTCCATCTCCTGCTTCGAGCTATCCACGAACAACTGAATGGCAGCCAGGAACGGCTGATTAACAGAACCGGCCATAGTTACGCCCTCAGCTGAATGTTGTAGGAGATCAGCACATCGGCAGGTTTAACCGGATTCGGCTGCACCACGCGCCATTTCTTGCCGTCGATTTCGATGCGGTCATCAATGCGCACTTCCGTTTCGAACGTGGCTGCCAGCTTCTTATCGCCGGTGGCGATCAGGGAGCCGTCGATTTCGCGGGAGGAGTATTCGGTGATAACGCCGGTTACGGTCGCGGTAATGGCCGGGGTGGTGACTTCTTTCCCGAACTGGTCACGGACGGTGCCGCCGCCGCGGGTAAGCTGGTAAGTCTTCCCGTTCTCGGTAAGCAGTCGGGTCGCGGTGTTGCGCATGCGTCGGTAGTCGATTGGCATATCACCCCCTTTCGATGCGGATCTGATTACCGCCCACCACCAGCCCGCGCAGCGAGGAATAAAACCAGGGGAACGACGGCGCAGCCTTGTTCGTGCCCGGTTCGTACTGCACTGTCACCGCACCCTCGACGCGCTCCATGACCACCGCCCCACCACCAGCAACCGAAGGCGTGAGGTCAATCTCCTGCGACTCAATAGCCAGGCGGCACTGCGCGTCAACCAGGCGCTGCGGGATGGAGTCATCCGGCAGGTCAACACCATCGAAGCGCACGCCTGCGCGCGGCCACGACAGCGGCTGAGTTGCGATGGAGCGCTGGCCACGCCATTGCTGCCCTTCCAGATAGTCCATGGCCTGCATAAGCATCTGGCTGCACTCGCCGTCATCGGCAGGAATGGTATATCCGCGCCGCTCCGCGAAAACACGTAGGTCGACAACGCTGGCGTAGCTGTTGAAGTCAGGCGAATTGGGATCGGCAACCAGCATGGTTATTCCTCCAGTCGCCAGTCCAGCGCCAGCCAGTTGTCGACTTCGTCAGGGTGTACCTCAGCGCTTAGCGGGCCGCCGGGGAACTCTGGGGTGTCGCGCACCATCACCACCAGTTCAAAACCTGGCTGGTCCTGCTGCTGGTCCTGCTGCTGGTCCTGCTGCTGGTCCTGCTGCTGGTCCTGCTGCTGGTCCTGCTGAACAGGAGTTTGTTCACCGCCGTTCTGCGCAGCAAGTTTTTCAGCCTCACGCTGCGCGCGCTGCTCTTTGGTTAATCCGGCCATTGGGCCTCCTGAAAACAAAGGGGCCGAAGCCCCAGTGGTTAACCCATGATGATGGTGGAATGCTCAGGCTGCACGGCTGCAACGCCCCACGCCACACCAACTTCATAACGCACCTGACGGTACTGGCGATACAGCGCGATCTGGAAGGTGATGCCGGATACCGGGTCGGTCACGTTCATCACATCGTCGGCGGTGTCGCCGCCTTTTGGCATTGCCGGGGTGCGGCACGCCAGCAGGAATGCGTTGCGGTCGAACGCCATGTTTGGCGCAAACTCGCTCAGCACGGTAACGGCTGCCTGGTCTGCCAGATCCTGACGCAGACCCGGCGCACCAATGGTGATGCTAGAAGAAGTGGCGGCAACGACCAGATACTGATTGTCATCACCATCGAATTTCACTGCGGTACCGACTGCAATCCCACCTGTACCCGCAGAGATAGCCACAATGATGTCGCCCTCTTTCTTCGCACCGTTGACCTTGTAGCCTGCTGCTGTGCTTTTCGCCGTGCGCTTGATGTTGGCCGATTCATGCAGGTTGAAGCCCATCACGCGACCGATGATACCTTCGCGCAGGAGCTGGTCGGTGCCAGCTTCATTCGCCTTGAACAGTACGGACTGCTTACCACGAATAGAGGCCATCGCCTCGCCGCCCAGCACCATGCGCATATCGGTGGTTGGAGAACCGTTATCAACCAAGATCTGGCGGGCCAGCGCCGCATCAGACAGATCGTCTTTGATGCTGAACGGGGTATCCTTCGGCGTGCCCACTGCGCGGGATGATTTGTAGTACAGCGCCGCCAGGTCAGCGTCCATCTCATTGCTCAGCGCACGGAAGGCCTGGGAAAACTGGTCAGCCAGGATGACGTCGTAATTACCTGACGGCCCGATAGCCAGCTGTTCTTCACCGTTCCATTTCACCGGGGCCATTTTGGATTTGGTGATTTTGACATCCACGGTACCGATGTTCTGATCGCCATCGTTCGGTGCGGTCGCTGCAGGGGTGATATCGACGGTGGTGGTTTTTGGTGCTACCGGCGCGGTGACGGTTTGGTCTTTAGCCGCAGCATCCGCTTTCGCGTTGCGCGCCACGGCAGGGATGAAGCCCACTTGCTCGCGGGATACGCGGTTCAGTGCGGTGTACAGAGTGGGAATCAACCCAGTAAGCGTATTGCTCATATTCTAAATATCCTTTCGATTAATCGACGATGCTGATGCCGTCGCTAAGCGCAGCCTGCTTGCCTGCGCCATCAAGAGCGTCAAACGCACCGCGTTTCATGGTTTTCTGCCCGGCCTGATGCTGCGACTGGTGGGAACCACCGCCGCTGTTGCCGGATGCTTTGAGGATGTAGTCTTTCTGCGGATGCAACTCGACCAGAGATTCCAGCGCTTCATCGAAGCCAGCCAGTTCACCGGGTTTGGTACGGGAGAACACCTTATTGCCCTGCCCGTCGTAAGCCACGACCTTGCCATCTTCGATTTTGAAGTTCTGCCCGAAGTGGGAACGCACGAACTCAGCCGGGATCGCCATCTTCTCGGAGATGAACTTCGAACCACCGAAGCGGCCACCGATCATCTCGTCGTAGAGCTGGGTTTCCAGCTGCTTGGTTTTGCCGTTCGCTTCGTCCAGCTGCTGCTGGTAAACCTTGGTGATCTCAGCTTTAACCTGGTCAACGGCACCAGCGTCGATCAGTTTCTTCTGGTCGATTTTGGTCATCATTTCCAGGGCTTCGAGGGCCTTGGTCGGGTCGCTGATGCCAGCGAATTTCGCGAGACTGGCTTCTGCCTGCTCCTTCGCCTCACGGTGAGTTTTGGCCTCACCGTTCAGAGATGTGATTTTGGTCATCGCTGCGGCCGCATCGAACGGGATCTCTTTGCCGTCATCATGGACATACACAGGCATACCGTTTTCAACGACCACATTGCCGTTGGCATCAAGTTTGAGTTTCATTGTTTTGCTCCAGCCTTCCGGCCATTGGTAATGGGTCATCCGACCCGGTCACCGCGTCGCATCCGCTTAGCGGCAGGCATAAAAAAGGCCGCCCGAAGGCAGCCTGATGTTGATGAGGTTTGAGTTATTCAAACGCCGACGCATCCACGCGGCGCAGTTCGTTCAGGGTCAGGAACTCCCCGGCATCGTTGAACATCTCCGGCACGGTAATTTTGCCGTCACGTAGCATCATCGCGCGGGTGACGCCCAGCACCTGCTCATGGCGCGCGTATGGCTGACGGGTAAGCCAGTCGGCATAACTCGTGCTCGCAGGTACCTGCCCGTCCATTGAGGCGCGTGTAGCGCTGCTCAGTACTCCAGAGGGTATCTGCAGTTCCTCCCACGATTTTGTGATCAGGATTTCGCCGGAACGGCAACAAAAATGGATTTTGCCGGGGCCGCGCAGGTACGGAACCACATGCCCCAGCGGCTTGCCATCGAGCGTATAAAGCTTGCGGTCGCGGATGATGCACCACTGGCTGGTATGCGTATCCAGCGTGGAGGACCACTGCTTGGCCTTCACGATATCGCTGTTGGCCTGAGCGAACTCCTGACGCGCCGTGGCGGCCATGTGATTCACCGCGGTGCGTGTCACCACTGCCAAGTCGCGCCGGGAGGCGTTGATCACACCATCTTCACGGTTGAGTTTCGGCGTGCCGGCAACGCGCCGGACAATCTGCTCTACCGTTTCGCCCTGGAGGAAACCGGAGCGCACAGCGTTTGTGATTTTGTCCAGCCGGTCAGCTTCAAGCTTCTGGCCCCACTCTTTCAGCAAGCGCCCCTGGAAAGGCTGCGCCACTGCTGCGGCGTAAACCTGCTCGGGTGCAATACTCTGCAGAGGCACATGCTTAAGGATCTGCTTCGGAATGATGCTGCTGAACAGGTCCAGCTGATACCCGGCCTCATACTCAACGTAGCGGGTCAGCTCCCGCGCCAGCGCATCATTGACCGGTTCGTAGGCCTGTTGATTCAGGTCGCGTACGCCAGCCAGCAGAGAAGCCAGGCGGCGGGCGCTGTAGGTATCGGCACGCTTGCCATCCAGCAGCACCAGCAGTCTGGCCGCCAGGTCATTATCCATCTTGCTCAGCAGCGCCACCATGCGCCGGGCAACGCCATTACCATAGCGGGTCACATACAGGCCATGCGCTATCGTCTCGTCCTGAAGGCGATCATTGACGGAGCGGCCCATCTCACACCTCGCCCGGTGACGTTTCGGTCAACGAGGCTGACTCGGCCAGCAACTCGCTCAGCACCACATCGGGATCTGCGTCAGCGTCAATCAGGTTGAGCTTCTGCAGCGCCTTAATCGCGTCAATACGGCGGAGATCACCACCCTGGCGCAACGATTGAATAGCCAGCGCCGCCGGAGGGTTGAACTCTTTCGACTCGACATCCAGCTCAGTGCGGACATCGACGCTGCCGCCGTCCTTCTCGCCAATGTACTCAGCCATGATTTGCAGGATGTTGTCGATCGCATCTTCCAGGCTGGTTGCCATGGTGTAGAGCGGCGACTGCTCCTGCATCTTCTCTTCCGATGTCTGGTCAACAGACTTGGTCGAGGTGTTATCGGTGCGCAGCAGTTTCGCGCCCGCCTGGCGCATCTGCTCCACCAGCTCAGCCAGCGATTCTTTGCCAGCGCCGATAGAGGAACCGGTATGCTCGACGTACTCGAGGCCCTGCTCCTGTCGATTATTAAAACTTGCCGCAGAAGAGGAACCAATCACCAGTTCCTGCCCCTCCTCGAGCCCGAACACGGTTAGGATCGGCACCCGGGCGACATGCAGGATGTTGTCCTGTTCGCTCTGGCTCTGCCAGTGCTTGACGTTCAGCAGCGCCATGTTGAGTAGCGGTGGCGAACCGCACATAAAGCCAGTGCGCTTGGTGTAGAGCGTGACCAGCGTTATGTCCTTGCGGGATGTTGTCCATTCGTCGTGCAGCGTCCAGTTCGCCTGGCCATTGTCCCCAGTAGCCTTCCGGTAAATCTGCACTTTCCCGGGTGTCAGGTAGCGAATTTGTTCGACTTTCGTCTGACCGAAGTCGTCACCGTCTTCAACTACAACCTCTTTGATGCGCAACTCGGTGAGCGCAACCTTGCCGCCGGTCATCTTCGATCTCCAGCCGATCACCTGACGTGGGTTAAGCATAGTGACGTACGGGCGCGCGCCGGTGGCTTTCTCATCAGCCTTGGTCTTCACCTGTTCGGCATCAACTCGGGGATAGTCCACCAGCGCATGTGACAGGCCATACTGCATCGCCAGGCTGAAGAATGCCTGCGCCCAGACATCGAGGCGACTGCCTTCCAGATCCACATTCTTCGCGAACTCGCGCAATGCATCCGGAACGTTTTCGCCTAACTGGATGGGCTCCGCGAATACGCGCCCAACGTTCTGGTTAATGGTCTCTTCATAGGCTGGCAGAAGCGTGGCCACGGCGAGGCGTTTTTTGTAGTCCTCTTTGTCTTCCTTGGGCCAGCGCGGGAGATAAGCCTCGCCCAGCTGGCGCATATACAGCGTGCCGCCCATCAGGGCATCGTTGATATCCCACGCCTCGACCATGTTCCCATAGTCCAGATTGGGGGTTGAAATATCAGGCATGGGGTTAGATCCGTAGGTTGGTGACTTTGCCGACTTTCTTCGGCGGTGAATGCAGGACGGCGTAGCGCGTGCCATCCCAATCGTGATCTTCCTGCTGGGTGTCTACATCGTCAGGGTTCTTACTGTCGCGAACGAGCACCGGAACACGGCTTATCCAGCCCCGGCAGTAGTCGAATACGTAGAATGCTGGCTTCTCAGGCATGCCTGATTCCAGCTTCTTACCTTCAATGACGGCCTCAAGCATGTCAGCAAACAGGGCCGCGCCGTTCACGCGCGATCCCGGTTTCTTGTTGGATGGAACCCACTTAACACCCTGCGATTCCATCTTCTGAGCAATGGAAAGTTCGTCATCGCCAGTGTTGTAGATAGCCCCGTCAGCCGGGCCGGGTAGAACCTTCTTGCAGATGCCGGGCATGATGTTCAGCTGCCCCTGCGTGACTCCGTTAAGCTTTATCTCCTCGGGTTCCGTCAGATCCTCGCCCACCAGCCGTTTATCAACCCACGCCACGCCTTTGGCGACATTGGTAGATGACATGTTCAGGCCTTTGTTCAGCTCATCAGGCGGACAGCCGTACCACTCACCAATCAGGATGAGCGACCCGGCAGGCGGGCAGAACTGACGACCATCTGGCAAATCTGCAGCGGTACCATCGGCACGCGCCCACCAGAGGTTGGAGAACGGCTTCGATTCCCCCCAGTCGTGGGAGCGATCAACTGTCCAGCTATCAGGAATGCGGAACGGTTTGATGACGTGATACGAAGCATTCCACAGATGGTCAAAGCGCCCGCCGCTTGTGACATCCCATGAGCCCTCAACCCAAGCTTTGCGGCGGTTCGGGTCTTTGATGGCCATCAGCGTTGCGATGTACTGCGGGTCGAGATACGGGTTCTCTTTGAACGAGCCGTGAATCGCCACGCGCGTCAGCGTAACGTCCTCTTCACGCTCGGTCTGCGGGTTAAACACTTTCTGCGTTTCGCGAATGATGGTTCCGCGAGGCGCAGGTTCGATGAAGCGTTTCTTCACCCAGGTATGGCCGATGCCAAACGGGTTGGTCGTGCTGAACGTCTCCAGCGGGATCGGCTTGAGTAACGAGCCATCATCCAGCGGGTAGTTCTCAGGCCGGAACGAGGAGCGCCGGCAAGAGAACATCATCTCGTAAAACTCTCCAGACTGCTGCTTGGTCAGCTCGTTGAAGCCTATGAAGGGGAATTCCTGACCGTGATAGTCCCAGTAGTCTCCCTCTTCCTTACCGAAGCGGAACAGCAGTTCTTCGCCAGTCGGCCATACCCAGCGCAGCTCAGATGCTGACGCCAGATAGCGAGCACCGTCGTTAAACAGGCGGTACATACGCTTTGACTGGGTGATGATGTCGGTGAGGTTTTTGTACTCAGTATCGAAAATGACGCCGCGCCAGAACGAGCCATAGCCCAGGCCAACGAGGCGACGAAAGCGCGCCAGCTGCGCGGCAGTTTTGCCCGGCCCGCGCGTTCCCTCATAGAGGATTTCGTTACATGGGCAGCTCAGGGAGAGCGATTGCGATCCCGGCAAGGGTTTCCAGACGGCTTTGTAATTCATCCACCAAGAACCTCGCTCTGCTGCTTGTGCGCTGCCGCTTCCCAGTCGTCGACGTTATCGCAGGATGGGACCGGCATAATGCTGTGGGTTGCGGTGACCTTCTGCTCGACCTGCTCTTTGAACGCCTGCACACGCACATGCTTGCCGAGCAGTTCGAGGTTCTTCACCTTGTCAGGCCACTTAATCTTTTTGAGGATCGTTTCTGTGGTCTTTTCGTCAAAGTCCTGAATGGTCGTTGAGATATCCATCCCCTGAAGGGTGATGCGCCACACCTTAGGCCACTGTGATATGGGCTTTAAGGTTCCGTCGTCTTTCAAGATGTCGAGAACGTCCATCTGGTCGATTTCTACCAAGCGCCGCAATACATAATCTGCATCAATACCTACATCCTCGTTTCGCTTACTCTTGAGCGCGGCGATCCTGTTCTGGATGTCAAGTTTTGACAATAGCTGAGCGGCAATGCGGTTTGCAGTTTTGACGCTGTACCCCGCCCGAATAGCCGCTTGCGTGGCGTTTAAATCGATGAGGTACTCGCGACAAAACATATCCTGTTTTGTGTTGAGTGCCATGTGTTAACCCAATAAGGAAATTACAATGAGTAAATCAGCAGCGAACTCACCTAAGTTCAAACTAGGTGATTCTGTTTATTTAAAGTCCGGCGGACCTGAAATGTCTGTTCACGAATTAATTGAATGGGGCGGAGCCTTTACAGGTGAATATAACTGTCAATGGTTTGCAGGTAAAAAGTTAGAAAAAGGACGGTTTGCCGAAGAGTCATTGACATCAACTAACCCAAAGCCATAAGCCCAAACGCACCTGCGCTATCAGTCGCTGATGTTTCAACGTGGATGATGTCGGTTTTGTCGAAGGAAGGCTGTCTTTATCAGCAAGAGGTCGTCGACCACCTCGTTAAGGAAAACAACGAGCAACATCTAAAAGAAAACGCAGATGGAAACTTAGCGCTATCAACCAAGGTCATAAACACCTTTCGGATTGATAGTGGTGAGGATGTGGTTTGGGTCAAACCAGACAAATACTGGCGATACCGTGTACATGAGGACGAAGACGGTCGCGAGGCTCGCGGTTAACATAAGGGCGATAATTTCGCCCTTTTTACGCCATTAAGATGGGTCTACCCATGATGATGGCAATAAAAAACCGCCCGAAGGCGGCTTTATAACTAACCAATGAGTTAATTGGTTATTTTGACCGCCAGTTTGTATGAGTGAGTTTCACCCGCATCCTTTGCATTTCCTTTTTGGTAAACGCGAACGGTATACTTCCCGGAAGAGGGTAATTCACCTTTGAAGGTGTCACCATCATTCATTCCTACAAATAAAGTATCACCGGATGGGGAGATGACGTTGAAGAACGGGTGCGGTCGGGCGCTATCCATCTTCACTTCCATCATCTGGCCTTCTTTCGCAACCAGTGTGTAATCAACGTCCTTATTTCCAGTTACCTTGCCATTTACCGTCGCTGCGCTCTTTCCTTTATGGAATTGAACGGCGTGAGTTTCATCCGCTTTGTAAACATCATTTGCCAAAACGGGCATGGACGCACTCAGAAAAAATAACACCCCGGAAACAACTTTTTTATTTAACTTCATAATATTAACTTCCATAAATTATATGCACTTCGTTATATCACATGAAATGCCATAATCAAGGTCACCAGCAAATACCAGGAATCCTCTTAGTTAAGTGCGCCTTCGCTTGTTAAATCACATACATAAACCATATTTAGTACTCCCTGCGAGGCTCCTACCTACACCAGGGAAACCCAAGTAGCTGTATCATGACCCACATGAGCACACTCAACAAAAAAGTCTGTTAATAGCATGTCTTGCCCTCTCATCAGAGGGCATTTTTTTACCATTATCAAGCCCACCAGCAGAAGAGCTTTGGAATGGCTACTGTGAGCCGCGTGCTACCTCTATCTTCCTGATACTGGCCTTGTCGATGTTGCACTGGCCCAGCGCCGATAGCAGGCTGACATTCAGATCCAGACTGGCTCCGTAGGTCAGCGGTTCGGGAATTACTGGCTGTGGCGTCTCAGCTGTCAGGTTTGCCGGAAGCGGTACTACCGGAACCGGTACGTAGACTGTCCGCGAATTGCCGCAGCCGGTCAGCAGCTGCAGGAGGCACAGGCTGACGAACGCACTCATCATTCGCAACAGCCACTTTGATATCTGCCTGGGCTCTCTGTGACTCCAGTGTGATCTGGTTCTTTGCATCCTGATTGGCCTCTGAAATGGCGTTGATGATGTTCACGGCCTGAATGACATTGGCAGTGATACTCTCAGCGGCGCTGGCGTTCTGCTCGGCGGCGTCAGCGCGTAACCGTTCCGCCTGATATTTTTCGTGGTAGTGGCTGGCAGACCAGACAATGCCGCCCAGCACACTTACTGCGAACGCGAAGATGATTATCTGGTAACGGATCTTCATTTCTGACTCCACTCACAGACTGAGCGCTCGATCTCGCGTCGGGTGATCAAGCCTTTCCACTGTTGCCCACCAGCATACGTCCAGCGCTGCAGTTCTTTGCAGGCACCAGCTACATCACCGGAGTTCAGCTTTTTCAGCAACGTGGATTTTCCGAATGCGCCAGCGCCCACGTTATAGGTGAACGAGTAAAGCGCCGCTCTGGTGGTCTCAGAGATACGAACCTTAATCAGCGGATCGATGGCTGCTGCCACCTTGCGCAGGTCTGACTGCAGCAGAGCGTCACACTCTTTGTCGGTGTAGCGATGACCGCGGCGAACGTCAGCTCCTGTGTGCCCATCACATACAGTCCAGACGCCAACGACATCCTGGTACGCGTAATATCGTCGCCCTTCCAGTCCGTCAGCATTTCCCAGCATCACCGCAGCAATGGTGATAGCTCCCGAACCGCCAGCGACCGCGGCCACCAGCTTATTCCTCAATGTCGGGTTCATGCTGGCTCCTGTTACGTCGGTTATCCTCACGGATCTTGAAGTACAAATTTGTCAGGTACGTAAGAACAGCAACTACTATGCCCACCAGCACGCCGATGGCGTTCCACTGCTCAGGGCTGTATGCGTTAAGAATGCCGTTCAACACGCTCCCCGCAGAGGCGCCATAAGCTGCGCCGGTGGTTATTTTGTCCATTCGAAACATCTCTCACCTCCGATAATTCCGGGGTGCTGTGAGTAGGTGGGAAAGCCGTCAGGCACGGTAGCTACGTGGTATCTGGGGTGTATGCCTGCGGCCTTGAATAAAAAAGGCGGGTTCTGGACCGCCAAGATGGGGGTAGTGCTTGAGCCGTAGCTCTTATAGTCCTAGGTAGGGGTATTTCAGATACGAAAAAGCCCCGGCTAAATGCCGAGGCTTAAATTGATTAGCCTGACCTCGCGGATAATTCCAACTTACCGCCGTCCATTGGCGACGAGGCCAGTGGCGCGGCATGTTATAGATAACAAAAAGTCGGTAATTAGCTATGAGTGCTCACAGTGGTGGTGGCAATGGCCCGCTGATTACTTCTGCTTCACCATTGTGGCAGATGTCATCGCCCTGCGTCAGATGCCAGACGCCAGTTATGGTTTAGCCGGTTTCAAGGTCTTCGGTTTCGCCGCGGGTGTAATAGGCAATCTGAACCCTGCCGTTGTGCTGTATCCAGTAGAAACCTTCTTCCATACTTACCGTCCTCTTCAAGCTCTGATAGAACTCATCAAGACGACAGTATCCGATCTCTCAAGACCGCGCAAAGAAGCTCATTGTGAGTGTGATGCCGGGTGCCTCCCGGTGACTCTGCGCCAGACCACAGAACCGCGCTACTCACCTGCCTGTCTAGACGCCCCGCCGCATAGGGGGATTCATCACAGACGAATCCTAGTTATCTTCCTGCTATAAAGCCAATGTTTT